GTTGTTGCTACAGTGTTTCCAGTTAGAGTTGATCTTCCTGTTACATCTAATGTTCCACCAACAGATGCATTTGTTGAATAAGTTGAGTTGTCAGTAAAAGCTCCTGTAGAACTTTTTGTAACTTTTTTGAAACCGTTCTCTGATCGAACCGCTCCGTTAAATGTGGTGTTAGCCATTTTAAATCCTTCGTAGTTAAACTATACCGTCGCTTCTACGATTGTCTGTTAGGTCAGTCGGTATAATTAGTTAATCCTAAATAGTTTGAAGGGGCAGCGTTGCAAAGTAGTAGCTGACGTTTGCCCCTCCAATAATAAATTTACTCGCCTGGAGTTCCGAAAAGACCACGCCAGTCAGAATGGCCGAAGCTATATCTTTCTCTCGCTTTGTATCTTACGTTACCAGTCTCAAAGTCACCTTCCATAGAAGTTGAAATTGGAGTTCTAGTGAACATCTTCATACCGTCAGGGGCATCAGTTCTAATGAAGAACGCATCAGTATCAGTGAATCTGTGATTAACATAGTAACCGCCAGGAATCATACCTGAATTTTTGATAGCGTTAATATCATTGTCAGCTGTGCTTGTTCTGTATGGAGAAGCCATTAGACGTTCAGCAGTGAAAACTAATTCTTTTGGAATGTGCAAAGTTTTCGCTTGAATAGCTGCGGGTACACCTTTATCATCTTTAAATCCACTAATATCAATTAGTGATTGCTCTAAAGAAGTCTCAGATAAATCTGAGTTAGATGACAACACATTACTTTGTACAGTTCCTGATGAAGTCGGGTGAGAAGCATTCAATAAAGATACTCCGTCTCCGCCTGTGAAAGAACTAGAAAACGCATTGTTATATACGTTTGATGCTGTAGTTTGTTTAGTTGAAGCCATCGCTCTTGCTAGTGACTTAGTTAATCTTGTAGACAGTTTGTCATAAAGATTATCTTCCATCGCTTCCTCAGTAATTGAGAATGCAAGTGCAATTGTATTGTGGCTGTATCTTGCGATAAAACCTTCGCCTGCTTCTGCATAAGAAATAGATGCGCCTTCACCTTTGATTTGAGCTTCCTCAAATCCAGGGAAAAGAACTTCTTCTTCGAACGCTCTTTTTGATGTTTCTGAATCAAACAACACCGCGTGCTCATCTTCATATCTACCATATTCGCTACCGAATATCGCGTGAAGACCTGGTGTTAATTCCTTCAGGATCTGTGCTCTTGAAATAGCCATATTATATTATCCTTTCTATTATATACCAGTCACGCCAGTGGCACCGTTGCCATGCTGATGTGAATTGATTCTAACTAAAATATCCATAACAGTTCCTACTGCAGTGTAAGTACCATCGCCTTCGGCACTGCCAAGAACTTGTAATGGAAAACTATTAGTTGTAGCTCTAGTGCTTGAATCAGCAACTAGACCTGATTTGTGAGTTATTGAACTTCCTGTTGGAGAAGCTACAATTTGTACCAACTCGCCGACTGCTGTAGCATCTACTGCTGTTCCAACTTGATCTGCTTGTATTTTAAACAGAGTTGATGGATCATCATAGACAAATGCTTTATATTTGTCTTTAGCTACTAAGCCATTAGCGATTGATCTTGCAAATTTAAATTCGCCTGAAGAGTTATCTTGATATTCTACACCCCAAAATACGCCTACTACAGCGCCTGGTGAAGCCGCTCCCACATCTGTTACAAGTAAACCAGCACTATAAGTTACTAGGTCTCCTTCAAAAAATGCACTTGGAGCAGTTGCAGCTATTCGATAACCATTTCCGTCAGCGAAATTATTTACACGGTTTAAGCCACCGCCAGCATGTTTTACGGGTTCTAGACCATATCCTGCCATTTTAATTTCCTTCCAAGGTTATATCAAGAACCAATTAATTTTAGTCCTCGAAGTTTGCTTTTGATCTTTGACCACCAACTGTTACAGTTGATGAAGATCCGTCTTGGCTAACTGGAGCCATTGCGCTGTCTTGGGACGTAAAGTCCTTTTTAGCAGATTTAGCCTGTCTATCTGTTAAAGACTGGAAATATTCTTTTCTTTCTTTCGCAATATCTTGATCAATTTTCATCAAGATCAAATCACCAGAACGAACAGTTCCCGCATGTTTACCAGTATCTAAAACGTCATAGTTATGATCATCTCCTAATTCCTCAGGTTTAACAATTTCATAACCTTGACGTGATCTTCCGTGAACGTTAGCATTTTGATTATCACCTAAAAGTTCATGACGTACCCATCTATATTGAGTTCCGTCTGGAGCTTGTGGCGTATCGAGCTTGCCCGCGATCGACCATGTTTTTTTACGAGTTCCCGAAGCTCGTGTTTTTCGGGTAGTTTTAGTAGCCTGTGTCATATATCAGTACTCCTTTATATCGCATTTAAATTGCGTAGTTTTTGTCGCGCATATTCTTTGTAGTCCACACCTAGTCTATCAGCCATCTCCACTTCGGTTTTGGTCAATGTAACTTTTTGTTTACCAGGAGCTACACGCGTACCTCCAATAACTGTAGTTGGTTTTTTAGCAGAGATGTTTTTAAATTTCTCAGGAAATTCTTCACGCACTCTTGCATCCAATTCACTATAGTATTCGTCTGCATCTACTTTAGCTGATATCCCTTCTTCTAGTAATTCATTATGAATCATCATAGCAGCTTGGGTCATCACCTTGTCAGATCTAGTACCACCACCAAACCATTGATTTCGTTTTTGCCAACCTAGTGCCCTTCTATCGGGCGCTGCTGTTGGTTCAACGTTAGCTGGTTGTGTTTTAGTATCTGATGTAGAAACTTGTCTAGATTTTGCCTGTGTCTCAGCTCTTGCTTTATACTGTTTTGCAACAAGTGTTTCAGCTTTTGATTGTGCTAGAATATCTGTTGCTTTAATCTCAGCTTCAATATCACCTGCTTCTTTAGCTACTCGTAAAGCTGCTAATGCTTGTGATTCTTGTGCTTCTAATTTGTCAACATAACTTTCTAAAGCCTGGACTTCGGAATCTTTACTACGACTTACAAGATCTTCATTATTTTTTGTTAAAGCTTGACGTTCTCCCTCAGCTTTAGCTAATGCTTCCTCAAGTTCTTTCTTTTGTTTTATAAGCCGTTTAATTCTTTTTTCAGCTCTTTTACCATAAGTTTTACTCTGAGGTTTATCTTCTTGTTCATCATCCGCTTCAAGATCTGGAGAAGTTTCTGTATCTTCTTCCGTTTCTTCAGTTTCTGCAGATTCTTGGGTTTCTGGAGCAGCTTCTTCTTTAACTGTCTCTTCAGATTTAGGTGTAGATTCTTCTACAGCTTCATCTTCATTAGGTAATTCTACTTCGATATCTGTGATATCTTCAATAGTTTCGTCTTTCTTTACATCTTCCATATGTAAACCTTCCTCGGTTGCGAACCGCGTTAATCGCTATTTATGTAATAATATACTTATTACGCTTGTAATGCAAGGGGTCTTGTTTATTTTGGTGCTATTTTTGTTGGATCAGGTATAGTTGCTACTACTTCATCATCATTTATAATAGAATATTCTTCACCTTCATACATAAATTTAAGTCCTACATACTTTCCTGTAAGAATCCAATCACCTGTTTTGCACCATTTGCTTTTAGATTTTTCCATATCTTGGTAACAATCTGAGCCCATAGATATAACTTGAGAACATACTACAGCAAATTTCTGTGCCTCTCTTGTTTGATCGGCTAAAATAATGCCACCTTTTGTTTTAACTTCTATTTCTCTAGGTTTTACAAGTAATCTGTAACCTTGAGGTGTTGGTAATTTATTCATTGTCTCCTCCTAATGATTTTAATAGTTTGTTATGTTCTGTACGAACACGGTCTTTCATATCTGTTAAAGTATGTTGTATACCTAACATATATTTATAATCAGCGTAATTTTCTACACCTTGTAATAATTGTGTTTGATTTGCTAAAATAGCTTCTTCAAGAACTTTCTCTAAAGCTTGTCTTAATAATTTTGCATCCATGTCATCTCCTGTGGAAGTGAGGGGGCACGTTTAATGCCCCACCCGTTTAGTTTATTTTAATTGTTTTTGGTTTCTTTTCTTCTGGTACAATTTTCTCTAACTCTACCGTTAACAAACCATTCTCTAGTTTAGCCTTATTAACTACTACATCATCTGCTAATGCAAATGAACGAGTAAAAGCTCTAGATGAAATACCTCTGTATAATAAAGGATCTACGTTTTCAACTTTTTGATTTTTAGGATCTTGTTGTTTAACTGATTTTATTATTAAAGTATTATTAGAATATTTAATATCTATATCTTCTTTAGAAAAACCTGCTAAGGCCATTTCTATACTAGATTTTAGTTCATCAATTTTTCTAATATTGTATGGTGGGTAGTTTGGACTATCTGTATTAATTTCTAATAGTCTATCCATTACAGAATCGAAACCAACCGTAAATGGTTTAAATGGTTCCCAATCAAAATAAGGGTGTTTAATATAATTCATAATAACCTCTTTCTAAGCGTTATGTTAAGTGACTCCTTTCGGCAGTCAAGGTTATTATATACTATTTAGTCCTTGTTTTCAAGTAGGTCATAAAAATATTTATCATCATCTCCAGCAGTCCATTTACTTTCAGTTTCTACGTTATATTCGATTGATGACACTTTAAAATCTGGTTTCTCTAATTTAGAGGGAGATAGTGATTTATCATAAAATAAAACCCTATTGTTCGGTTGTGCTGCAAAATGTTTATTATCTAATAATAAAATATTAAATGATTTATGTTCTTCAGGTATTTCTGAATAACCTGTGTTTAACATATTTTTATCTGGATGACAATTATCTATTGTGAATAAATATTCTCCTGAATACCATTGTCTTGATGGTGCTAAGTATTTAGCTTTACAACCTGAGATAGATGCTTTTTCAATTACAGTTAAACCGTAATCAAATGCATCCCATAACTCTAATTCTTCTAATTCAAGATCGAGATCAGTAGGCTCACTAACAAAAGCACTGATAGGGAGCTTATCATATAAAGCACCGTATGTAGGCAAGTACGTTTCAAAGTAGAGCGCTCTACCCTGGATAGATTTACAGCTAACCCAAACACCTTCTACAAATTCTCCGTGACCTTTTTCGTGATCATATAAATATTGTTTTTTAACATATACTTTTGTTGGCGGTAAGTTTGCTACCAAAAAAGACATTAACCACCTAAAGGATTGCTGTTTAAAGTTTTAACTTCTTCTATTTGAATACTTTGTAATTCGTTTTCTTTAGCAACGATTGCTACTTGTTTACTTAACTCTTCAACATCTTCTTCTAGTTCCCAACCATATTCTTCTAACATTTGAAGTTGTTCTAGAATAGGTTGTAAATTAGCAGGTTCTGGTAGCATCGCTATTTGTTCTCGAATTTTGCCAATCTCTTTAAATACTGAAGTTAAATCAGTAGGTTTAATTTGCTCTTCTACTTTAGCAATTCTATCTATAAGGTCTACTTTATACTCATTAGCATATAACAAAGCACTATCTACTTTTGCATTAAGCTCTTTATCTTTTTCTTTTAATGGTGATAAATCTACAGATGGTGCTGATTCTATTGCATCAAGTCTAGTATTAAACTGGCCCCAGGTATAGAAGCCCCCACCGATTGCGCCTATAACGCCAATCAATGCAGCATAAGTTGATAATTTTTCTATTATTTTCATTTATTCTCCTCGTAGTATTTTTAATTCTAACATAATTGCTGCTTTTTGTCCAGACAATAAATCTAATTTTTGTATTCTTTTTTCAATAGGATCAGATCCTGTGTATTCAGCTAAAGATGCTGTAACATAAATTTCCATAGAATAAACGCCTAAGTCAATTTGACCATCAAATAAATCAAAATTATTTTGATAAATATCTTTAGATTTATAAAAGTCTTGATCAACATAAGCGTTTAATCCGTTATTATTTTTAAAAAATAATTCTTCTTTCGTGAGATTTTTAGTATTTTGTTTTACTATTT